ATGACTGTATTTCCATTTCCTGTAAACTTTACAGGCGGTGGATATGGTCGAATTATACCAGAAGTAATGCCTGACACATCCATAATTGTTATCCAATCCGGAAGATTCAATGTGGTATCACCAAATGCGGCATCATAATCGACCATGCTTACGGCATCTTTGTACCTGGTACGATAGTTTGCTACGGAATCCATGCCTTGGTAAGCGGCAGTAGCACTTCGATTGAAGTATCTTAGTGCATCTGCTGAAGTCACCATAATCTCAGGTCGTACGCCTCCGAATTTCCACATTGGGAAAGAACGGCCAGCGGCTGAAGAGGTTGGGTCAATTGTGTTGGCTGTATCAGTTAACAATCTACATTGCGCCTCCATCAATTCTTTGTAACACCCTATAGTTGAAGTCAAGGAACTTACATTTTTAGTTTCCAACTCTAAGTAAAATGATAGGGCTACCTTGTCATTGTTTGGAGCGTTGTTTGAAAACAATATGCAAGTAAGGTAAACATGGTTAGTGTACCAAGTATACATATTTTCATAATGTGCAGCTGGGTTTGGAAATTCTTGAACGGTTTCATATTTTGGACCGTTAAGTGGGTCATCTGTTGCCGATGATGCCGTCGATTGTATTTGATGCTTGTAAAGCACTGAAGAATCCCCTGCAAATGGTCCTGACTGTTCTAATACAGTGTTCTGAATTCCGTCTGTTGTACCCCATCGGTTGTTAGTCAAAATGATTGGGTACGGTGTAACATAGACTTGGCGGCCATGCGCTTGGGCCAATTCAATGTCGGGCGGTGATGAAGATACAGTTAGTCCTCCCAAATCGTCAAACATTTGCACATTTTTAATTCGGTAAGCCTTGCCTTCTGGCAAATTAATTCGCTTTTCAAGTATAGCGTATGAGTTAGTTCCAGGCGAATCATAAATGCCCTCTCCGACTAAGACTTCTCTGATGTGTGTTATTGGCATTACTTAGACCTCCTGTATGCTTTACCCATGGCTTTGAGATTGAGTTGCCCCTTCTTCTTGCCTGACTTAAACTTGATTTGATTCTTCTTTGACTTGATGTATCGTTGCCATTTGCTTAACTTACGCTTAGGCTTAGGCATTGTAACCGCTTGAACTACATTTTGTGCTTCCATTAAATCAGTTTTAACTATAGGAGCAATCATCTCTCCTTCCTTAATGTAAATCTGAAATGTTGGTTCTCTCCCGGTCAGTAATGCTGAGTATTGGTAAGCAGGCACGGCTATCATATCACAAGGGACAAGACGCTCACCGTCCGCCAAAATGAATCCGGCGACACCACCAACCAAAGCACCACCAGCGGCCCCCCACGGACCAGCAACCGCACCACCGATGGCGGCACCTTCGACGGCTCCAATAGCGGCCTGGGCGTATGGGTCGTCAAGCACTGCATCGACTCCTTCAGCGGCGGCGACGGCTTGTCCACCGGCTTTGGCTTTCTTGAGTCGCTTGGTTGCACCTTTTACTCCCTTCTGAACGATTTTACCTTTAACCAACTAAAGACCCCCATCAAAGGTCTTGAGCCTGTGTAAGCATTTCGTTCATGCGGTCTTTAGTAACCTTAACCGATTCTGCAATAAGAAGAATGTCAACTTCAAGAGTATCGTCATCATTTCTAATCCAATTGTCTGCGGCTACACCGATAAGCAAATCTGAAACTAATACATACCCACTAGGATGCAAGTCCTCAGGACCGTACCAATCATCAGTAGCAACTACCCAACCGCTGTTAGTGCCAGTTGGCGCAGTTGTAGAAGTGTATTGTTGAACACAAAGAACATCAGGAGAAGCAATGCCAACATCTGCGGCGTTCTCGTATGCCCTGGTAGTAGCGTAAAGTTTCAATGCTGATGTCTCACCAACAGTAGCGGAACTTCCGAGATAACTCGCAACTGGGTCCCAGATGCCAGTGTTAGGAAGAGCAGTGCTGGACTGTTCTCGTACTTGAAAGTAAACTGCTTTAACAGCAAGTCCACGGTTTTCAGTAACTGAAATGTATTGGCTTAAATCTATTCTTCCGTACACTGTTGTACGGCTTCCATCTCCAGTTGAAGTTAAATCAAACTCCATTCTGTCTCTTAATATAACATCGTTAGCGTTCTTTGTCATAGTTTCCTTTTGATACTACTAGGTACTTATACTATATTCTTCACACATCTTGAACATCTACGCCGACACAGCTGGGATTTGGGACGCAGTACCACATCTCCACCTCTCGAAACTATTCCAACCGTTATTTATTTAATAAGAGCCGCCCTGGGGATATCATGGCGGACTACAAAACCATCATTTCGGCGAATATCCCGGTCACATTAGCGGACCGTTTGAAAAACAAAACCAAAGGGACTCGCTCCAGGGTTATCGAGAGGGCTCTGAGAGCATATCTTGATGACATGGAAGCGTTCGATATCACAGATATCCCCACAAGAAATCTCATGGCAGTTTTACACGCCCGAGAAGATACATCACCCCAGCTAAAATCAATTTTACTTGCGGAGTTGAACTCATGAAGATTCACATGCTAGATTTATTCTCCGGTCTGGGGGGTGCTTCCGAAGCCATGGTGCGAGACTCAGGATGGTCAGTTCTAAGAATTGAAAACAATCCGCTCTTAAGTGGGGTTCCATTCACTGTAATTGATGATGTTCGCAATTTACAACCTAACAAAATGGCCAAGCCTTGGGTTTTACCTAATTTGGGAATTGATTTGATTTGGGCATCTCCACCTTGCACAGAATTCAGTGGAGGATTTCATGCTCCAAAATCTATTGCATCCAGGGAAGTTGGATTAGACAATTACCATCCAAGTTTAGAGTTAGTTGAATCAGCCATTAGAATCATTGAGATTGTCAAACCAAAGTATTGGGTAATTGAAAATGTAGTAGGGGCTATTCGATACTTTAAACCATTACTAGGTGAACCAAAGCAAATCATCGGACCTTATGTGTTGTGGGGCAACTTTCCTGAGATATTCTACGATAAGGCCAAGTTGACACCGAAAAAACACAAAGACTCCGGGAGCCGTGACCCGCTTCGTTCTAATCGAAGAGCATGCGTTGATTTTGAAGTGTCCCAAGGACTCAAGTTTGCAATCGAGAATCAACAATCAATTTTAGATTTCATGTGATAATTGATGCTGGCAAACCGTCTGAATCATACATGACTGTATTTCCATTTCCTGTAAACTTTACAGGCGGTGGATATGGTCGAATTATACCAGAAGTAAT